GCTAAAAGATGCAGCATCAGCTTACGAAGCGAAGTGGGGTGAAGAGCTTCGCATTCTTGCTGCAAAAGCTGCGAAAGCTGGCCCTGGCAGCAAAGAGCAAAAGGCATTCTTGAAGCGCACTGCTGAAATCAACAAGCTGGATTCAAAGGAATTTGCCAACCGATACCTTACCGCAATCGAGGCTGGTGAACGCGGCCTCACGTCAGACGGGAACGATTTCTATTCCAACGAGGGTGGACTCACGCCAAACATCTTCAAGGCGCGTGAATTCGGTCAGGAGGCCGAAACCTTCTTGAGAAAGTACATGATTAACGATCCGTTTGAAATGATCCAAAGCGAGGTTGTTGCGGCAACCAGGGCAGTAACCAAAGCTCGACTGCTTGGCGGCATGGGCAAAGATGGTAAATTCGATTCGCTCGGTGGATGGAAGAAACTTCGCGCTGAATTAGAAGCCGAAGGAAATGAGGACATGGTTCCATTGTTCCAGCAGACAATCAAAAACTACCTGAACGTGAGAGGCGCAGACAGCCAAGCCGCGCAAAGTGTGTTGCAAGGAATTCACGGACTCACCCAGCTTACCTACCTTTCAAGAGCCGCAGTCTCATCGTTGCCAGAAGCCACCATGATTGGCGTGAGAGCTGGAAGTCTACGCGAGGCTGTTCGAGCCAATAAGGTGACTGCATCAAATTTCGTCAAATTAGTCCGCAGAGCAAAACCGTCTGAAAGCCTCATTGTTGCGGAAGCCTTTGGTGAAATTAAGATCGGCCAACACGCCATGATGGGCAGCGAGTCAATCAACAATGCGTTCAGCGGTCGTGGATTATTTGGTAACCTTGTCAGTAAGTTTCACGAAAAAACACTACTAAGGGATTTTACCAACGCAACAATGGCCGCGTCCATGGACATCGGAAAGACGTTCATCAACATGAACCTCAAGCTAATCAAAGAGAATGGTGCTCTTAGCCGTCTGTCTTTACAGAGCCTGCGTGAAATCGGAATCAGCAGAGAAGATTTGCCGATGATGCAAGAATTTGCTGCCAGGTTTGAGAAGGAACCAAATTGGTCGAAGCTCGTCCTGGAAGACAGCCCAGCAGCCGCAAAGTTCCGCGATGCACTCACGTTGTTCAAGCGCACTGGCGGCGCTCTTGACCCTACCAGGGCCTCGAAAACAATGGCATCCACCAACCCGCTTGCCAGTCTGTTTTATTCGTTGAGCGGATACCTTTACGAGTTTCACGACAAAATCACCAGACGGGCGCTTGCAAGAGGCAAGGCGGCCATCACTGGCAAGATGATGATCGAAGGCAAGATGGAGCCGCTGACGGGCACGGAAAGGGCCGCTCTCCTCGGAGACATTGCAAAAGGAGCCGTGGCGCTCTACTCGACCCAGTATGCAGTTCAGTTGATCCGTGAAAATCTGTACGCAGACCCAGAACGGATCGCTAAGGACAAGCGCAGGACTCCTGGTGAAGTGGCCAAGCTCAGAGCCGCTGCCGCGCTTTCTCGCTCGTCTGTGTTCGGCCCATACGACAGCATCTTCAATGCCATCACCCAGGCTCGCTACCAGCGCGATCCAGCCACCACCCTTCTCGGTGCTGAGATCGGTGGACTCTCGGATCTTTTCGGGCAGACAGCCAACATGATTCGTGGCGAGCGCAACGCGCCAGGAACCAACACCGCAGAGCGGAAGCTGGCTAGAACCTTCTACAATATGACCGTGGCTCCTGCCGTGGGGGCTTTTGCGGCCACAATGCCTGGCTACGCAGTCCCATCCACTCTGATCCAAGCCGCGTACAGCCCAGCCATGAGAGAAAAAGCCGTGGAGATGGTAGCTGGGAAGCCAGTGTTGCCTAAAATGCCAGCTAAATAGGCTTGCAGACAGGATGAAATTCGTTAATCTCACCACGCAAAGATATGAAAACCATCCTAATTTCCTACCTCAAGCAAGAATCCACCTGGCGCGGACTTCTTCAATTCGCCACAGCAATCGGCATCGGTCTGCGCCCAGACCAAGCTGCCGCCATTTTGTCTGCGGGAATCGCCGCTGTCGGAGCCATCAACACGTTCAAGAATAAGTGAGCATCAAAGAGATCCAATCTAAGATTGGAGCAACTCCAGATGGTGAATGGGGGCCTAAAAGCAAGGCGGCCTGCCAGAAGCATCTTCGTGACATGATGCCGTCACCGAATCCATGGCCATCGGATGATACGCTTTCTATGACGCGCTTCTACGGCGAGGCTGGCGAGCGTCACCTCATCAACCTGGATGTGGCCGAGTTCGGCGTGAAGTACGACGGCCAGCACGTCAAAACGATTCGATGCAACAAAAAGGTGGCCGACTCGCTTCTTCGCATTATCGAAGCTCTTGCCAACAGCGAGTTTGCCTACATGCTTCAGCGGTTCAATGGGTGCTACAATTTCCGCAAAATGCGCGGAGGGAACTCGTTGTCAATCCATTCGTGGGGGGCAGCTATCGACCTCGATGCTGGCAACAACTCAAACAACCAGGCATGGCCAGAAAGCGCGACCATGCCGCTCGGTGTGATGGAAATTTTTGCTCGTGAAGGATGGCTTTCGGCAGGAGTATTCTGGGGGCGGGACGCAATGCATTTTCAAGCGACAAAATAAGATCATGGACGACCATTATTCATTCATGTTGAAGTCAGCATCCATCTCAATAATGAATTCATTGGCTGTTGGAATCTCATTCCTTCCCCAGGTTGAGCAATGGCTCAGAATCACATCTCTCTTAACTGCAATCACTTACACGGTGATTCTAATGGCCAAGGCTCTGACCAAGAAAAAATCCAAATAATTTCTCGAAAGTGGTTGACACACTGCAAATAGCAGTAGAGAGTACCGCCGCCGATGAAACCGAAGCTCGCAACAAAATCAATCGTCAACCATTTTGGCGGTGCGACTCAGCTATCGCGACTCATGAGTAAAAACTGCTTGAATCGTGAATCGAATCGAACCGTCGAATCGTGGATTTACAGGGACTCGATTCCTGCAAAGAAATTGATGGACTTAGTCGAACTCGGTGACAGGATCGGAAAGCCGCTGGTGCTTGACCAGCATATCCAAAAATAAAAAATGACACACACAGAAGAGTTGGTCGCTAGTCGCAGGGCTATCGAGGAGAAGATCAAAGGGCTCAAATCCGAGATCGCAGAAATTGACAAGGCACTTGAATTTGCCGCATGGCCCATCATGGAACAGCGGTTGCTCACAGACAAGAAAGAGCATGGAGAGTTCAAGCTAGATGTTGACGGCGTTACCATCAAGGGCGCGATCCGTAAAACGATCAATTGGAATTCAGACAAGCTGAAGAACATCGCCGCCACGCTTCACCCAGAAGATGCCGCTGAGATTTTTGACGTGAAGGTCACAATCCCAGAGAAGAATTACAACATCCTGCTTGAGTGCGATCACCCAGCATTGGGAGAAATCATGATGGCTCGCGAAGTCAAACTGTCCCCATTCTCCATTAAAATCGAACAACAATGAACGGAATCGTAAAGGCTGACGACCGCCTAAAAGCTCGTCCAAAAATCAACATCGCTCTCTTCGGACAAAGCGGTGTCGGCAAAACTACTCAAGCTCGCACTCTCGTTCCAGAGAGGACGTTGTTTGTCGATCTTGAAGCGGGAACCTTGGCCATCTCTGGATGGGCTGGAGACGTGTTTGACGTGCGGGAGTTCGCCAAGAACATCGGCGCTCACCCGTGGGAGATGACCCGCGCTCTGGCCGTGTACATCGGCGGAGCAGACCCAGCAGACCGCAGCGGATTCTACTCCCAAGCGGTCTATGACAAGGTGGTTGAGGTGTTCGGTGACCCGAGGAGCATGGACAAGTATGACACCGTGTTTATCGACTCGATCACCGTGGCTTCGCGCTGGTGCTTCTCGTGGGCGCAGACGCAGCCAGAAGCATTCAGTGAGAAGAACGGCAAGCCAGACACCCGAGGAGCCTACGGGCTTCTTGGCCGTGAAATGGTGCGCTGGTTGACCCACCTCCAGCACAGTCCCAAGTCAATCGTCGTGGTCGGCATTCTCGACCGAGTTGAAGACGACCTCAAGCGCGTGTCCTACTCTCCTCAGATCGAGGGTGGCAAGACTGGCCGAGAAATCAATGGGATCTTCGATCAGGTGATGACAATCGACTACCTCTACGATGACCTTGGCAAGCCAGTGGTCACCGCAGACGGCAAGAAACAGCGGTGCATCTATTGCACCCAGGACAACAAGTTCAACTTCCCAGCCAAAGATCGGTCTGGACGACTCGACTCGATTGAGCCGCCAGACATCGCCTACCTGATGAACAAGATCCACAACGGCCCTCGTCTCGACGAGAAAATCATCACCACAATCCAAACACCAACAGTATCAAACGACCAATAACCAAACCACTACTATGTTCAACTCAACATCTGGAATCCAAGAATCGGCCGCACTTATCCCAGCCGCCACCTTATCAAAGGCCGTGCTGATCGTCCGCGAACTAAAAACCTCGCAGAAAACTGGCGCAACCTACCTCGACATCGAGCTTCGGTTGGTAGGCGGCAACTACGAAGGCCGCCGTGTCTATGACATGATTATGAATCCATTCTGTCCACTCGCCAGCGATGGCGGTAAGAAGATGGGAATCCTGGCTCTCACGCGAATCTGCGAAGCAGTCGGCATCTTCAAGGTTGGAGATGAGGCATCTTACGGTCGTTATGAGGGTCGTGGAATCCATGACGTGATTAACGACATCGAAAACCAGACTGTGGCAGTGAAGCTCAAGATCGAGAAGGGCGAGGATGGCCGCGCAGACCGCAACAAGGTCAGCGAGTGGCTCACGCCTAACCCGTTGTCTGGTGGAGCGCACAAGTCGTGGGTGGAACTCCATACTGGAACTCCCAATCCAGCGGCTCGCGCAACGGCATTCACTCAGAATCCAGTAAGTCAAAATGGAGACACCCCAGCATGGCTGAATGGCCCAGGGAAAGACCCGTTTTGATCCGATAGATTAAAAAAAATTGGCGGCAAATGCAGACAGAATTGAGATTACGCTCGCATTTGCTGCCAAATCCTTACAAAATACAGCGTCCAGCAGTCAGAGGTGGTGTCTGAGGAGACTCAGAACGGGTATTTCTCGTGCGATTCCTTGTGAAGTACTGACTGCTGGACGCTCCTCTTTACAAAAAGATGAGAAGAATCGAATTCGCCATTCAAATCACGAATTGGCTATCAAGACAGGACGACTTCAGTCCAATCCACGCACTCTGTTTGATGTGCGTTGCAGAAGGCAGAATCACAGTTGAGCGCATCCTCGGCAAAATCAGCGGAGTTGATGAGATAGACATGAGAGATGCCGTTATCGAGCTTCACAAAGCTGGCTACATCGAATGCGATTACGGCAAGAAGATCCAGATTGGATCTCCAAAGTGTGCATGCTGGCTCTCGGCTCGCGGGTCAATCGTGATTTCAAAAATCCTCCACCCAGCAAAAAAAGATGCAGCTTAGACCACGACAAGTCACCTTTGTTGACCGCTGCCACGCCGCGCTTGAATCCAAAGGTAACACCATCGGAGTGGCCACCGTGGGATTCGGCAAGACTATCGCGCTGTCTGCGCTCGCGGCCAAGTACAAGACTGGGGTGATCCTCCAGCACCGCATCGAGCTGCTTGAGCAGAATCGAGACAAGTTCAAGCGGGTCGCTCCCAGCATGAAGGTCGCCACCTTCGCCGCAGACCACAAGCGCTGGGCCGAGGACGGCCACACGTTTGCCATGATGCAGTCGCTGATTGGAAACCTCGACATGATGAAGCCAGTGGACATCGTCGTCATTGACGAGTCGCACCACGCTGAGTCCACTTCCTACAAGAAGATCGTGGCTGAGTGCAAGAACCTCAACCCAGACGTGAAGATCCTGGGCGTGACGGCTACGCCAGAGCGCGGTGACGGCAAGGGGTTGAAATCCATCTTCTCCAATGTCGCAGACATCGTCACGCTCCAAGAGATGATCGACTCGCGCTTCCTGGTGAAGCCGCGCACCTACATCATCGACATGGGGGTGAGGGACAAGCTGGGCGAGTTGAAAAAAGGTAGCGCTGAATTCAACATGGATGCCGCCGCCACTCTCATGGACGTGGAGCCTGTCACCACCGAGGTGATTAAGAACTGGATGACCTTGGCGCAAGACCGCAGGACAATCGGCTTCGCAACTACGGTGGCCCACTCGATCAAGATGACCGAGGCATTCGTGCAGGCTGGCGTTAGGGCCGAGCACGTCGATGGGACTACGCCAGCCAGGGAGCGTAAGGCAATCTGGAAGCGTCTGCGGACAGGTGAGACTCGCGTTGTCTGGAACTGCGCCGTGGCCACCGAGGGGTTCGACGAACCAGGGATCGGCTGCGTCATCCTCAACCGCCCGTCGATGCACCGCTCGACGATGATTCAGATGATCGGTCGCGGTCTGCGTACCATTTCCGAGCCGCAGAACTACCCTGGCCTTATCAAAGACGATTGCATCATCCTCGACTTTGGAGCCTCGCTCCTCACGCATGGCAGTCTGGAGGCCAACACCAGCATCGAAGAGAATGTCTTCAAAGACGGCGAGGCCCCAACGAAAGAATGCCCTGAGTGCAATTCCGAGATCCCATCTGGGT